GTAACGCGACCGAGATTTATAAAGCCGGAGATGTGCTCGAGGTCGCTCCGGACCGAGCCGAGTTTTTGCTCCGAGACTCTCCGGGATCATTCTCACTTGATAAACCGGTCGAGCCCAAAGCGGAGACAAAGGCGCTCGATGAGCCCGTTAAAGACAAAGCGGTTAAGAGCGCTCCGAGGCGTAAAAGTAAATGACCCGTTATTATTGCACGATCGACGATATGATCTCGGTCTCTCCGCTGGGTTTCAAGCGCGAGTCGGTCGCGCTCGATGCGCTCGATCAAGCGACGAGATTCCTCGAGGGCAAAAAACAATTAAATGGTCTTTTTATGCCGGTCCTCGATACTCGCTCATTTGACGGGAGCGGAGATCTATCGCTCTTTTTGCGAGATTACTTACTCTCGATTACGACGATCACTCACGACGGGACGACTCTCTCATCGAGCGATTATGTCAAATATCCGCTTAACGCTCACTGGGAAAACGGTCCTTATACTCGCCTCGCCGTCGATCCGGACTCGAGCAATCTCTCGACCTGGAAATTAGAGCGGGACGTCGTCTCGATCGTCGGATCATTCGGTAAATATTCCGAGACGAGAGCGACCGGCGAGACGATCACGCTTAACAACTCACAAACCGACTTGAAAGTCGCAAACGGCGCGAATATCTCAGTCGGGATGATCTTACTCATCGAGAGCGAGCAGCTCGCCGTAAAGGCGACCGGCGCGACGACCGCTGCGACCTCAAAGGTTAATGGCGCGATCGCGGCGAGCGATACGATCATAACGGTCGATAATGGCGCTGAGTTTAACGAGCTCGAGATCCTCAAGATCGATCTTGAACAAATGAGGATACTCGATATCGCTACAAATAATTTATACGTCGACCGAGCTTACAACGGGACCCGGGCGGCCGCCCATATCGACGACTCGGCGATCGCAGTATATCGGACCTATACGGTCGAGCGCGGCGCGAATGGCACGACCGCCGCCGCTCATACGACAAAGGCGATCTCGAGATACGTCGCTCCGATGGACGTCACTTGGTTGACAAAACAGATCGCCGGTCTGATGTTAAAAAAAGCCGAATCGCATTACGCCGGAAAGATTGGAAACGCCGAGCTCGGAGAGGTTTTTTATCTTAATGAATTTCCGACGATGCAGATCGCCGAGACCCGTCAAAATTACC